ATCATGACTACCTCCTTCGCCGTTTCGGTGTTTAAACCAAAAAACATAAATAACTCCTTTCTTTTATATTACAGTACAGTAGGATTTTCCTTTTTTTCAATATTAAAAATATCCTGCAGCATCACTCTTAAGTCGCATTTCTTTTTAGCCTCTTCCAGTGCTATCGTCAATGCCTCTTCTCCTATCTCCTCAATAAAGTTCGGTATGAGTGGCCTGTCGTTTGCCTTTTCCTTTTCCAGCAATTCTTCCAGCTTATCCCAGAAACCGTTGTAAACTTCCCTGAATTTTTCGATACCAGCTTTCCCTTTGCTTAAAATTTCTGTTCTGTAAATCAGTGTTTTTGCCAGTTCTATTATTTTTCCTGTAATATAAATTTTTGCTGCCATTCTGTCCATTTAAATCACTCCTTAAAATTTTTTTTAGTTAAACAAGTTCATAGTGTGGTGTATCGTACAGAGTTTTCCAGTCTCCTCCCCACACTATTTCCATTCCCATTTCTTTTGCTACAACCTTGACGTGTCTTGAGATTTCGACAAGTTTTTTGTTATCAAACATTTCTGCATCTGTCATATATTTTACATAGTCACCATTTTGGTCATAATGACCGCAAACAGCTATATCTACTGCATGACCATAACCATCAGCTTTTGCCTGATGATTTGATTTCCTGTTGTAACCATCTAATTTTGTGACTATCTTACCAGGCTTTGTACGTCCTTGCTGGTATAGACTGTTTTGATATTCAGCAGTTCTCAGCCCCTGTACAATTTTAAAATCATAAGGGCTGTCACCTATTGCTTTTTTCATGAGTTCAATCAGTTTCGGATGTACTCCTTTCATTTTCTCAATACTTGCATCTGAAAGCACATATTTTTTCTTTGAATCAGCATCACCTCCTATCGATTCAGTAGTTAATATGATTTCACCTCCTTCAACTCTGAATCCTGTGACTTTTATTTCTTTCCCTTCATGCATGAATTCACTTCCTATAAGATTTCCTATTTCCATCTACATCACTTTCCTTCCTATTAGTTCCATATTTTTTAGATATTTAAATAATCGAGTAGGATTAAACTTATGGTACCCTTTTTTTTCTAACGTCTGCCCCCTGTATGTCAGTGTAAACTGTAACGCGTAATCAATAGCATTCAAACAGAATTCGCTACAAAAAAATTTCTCATTGTCCTGCGCATTTAAAAACCACGCAAACTGGCTCCCTACTATCGCCTTGTAATCATATCCTTTGCCTTTATTAGCATTGAAAAAGTCTATTACATCAGATGCCCATATATTACTGTCAAGCTCAAAGATATCCATGTTCTTCTTATATTTAAATACCTCGTCCCTAACTCCTCCCGGATTGGCCAGGTATACATTTCTATTATGCACAAATTCACAGTGACTATATTCGCCTAGTGTCCACAGGGAAATTAAAAACCCCACTACACCGTGGGGTCTGTGAAACGATATATATAATTTGTCTCTTTCAAGTTGCATTACTACCTCCTAGTTTTTCCAAAGTTTTTCAAATTCTTCTGCTGCTTTATAATTTTTCAAATTCTCATCAGATAAATTCGGAAGACTTTCTCTTAATACTGTTTCTGTGTGCATTGCTTTCGTTGTCTGCTCTGTCATTATTTTAGACAGTTCCAGCACATCCTGCATTGTCAATGTTACATACTCATCTGTTCTATCCTTGTTTTTAAATTTCCATCCATCAAATGTTGCCTTTTTAGTAGCCATCATCATTGTTACAATATTGTTTAAATTGTTTTTATCAAGTTCCCTGTTACGCTGCAGATATTTTTCTTTGTATACGAATTCTTTTTCTGAATGCTCTGTTTTTAACTCAGATAATTCTTTCTTTATTTGCTCGAGCTTAAAATCTTTATTAAACACTATCTTTCCATCTTTTATTGTTTCACATTCTTTCAGTTTTATAATTTTCCCACCTACAAAATAGTTATCAGGAGCAACTTCAACTTCCTGATATTCTATTTCTTCTACCACATCTCCGACCATAGTCGGAGCTATCATACTAGCGTCTGTATTTGTGCTAAATACTAAATGTGTATCTTTGTTGTACATAACTTTTAAGGTATCTTTATCAAACTTCTTAAGCTCTTCGTACCAGTCCTTATTATCTTTATCAAAAATTCCATAATATTTAAAACCATCTTCTAGTGTAATCAAACCTACTCTATCTACTTCGAATTTCATTTTTTCCCTCCTTATTTTTATCCGAATGGAACGTTATACCAATTCTGCCCTCCTGCTCCTCCACGTTTTACCTGAAAAGCACGCATTTGAACTTGATCGATAACATGGTCATTGTTACCGTTTACAAGTCCTGTGACCACATATCCTCCACGTTCTGTTGCCTGATTTGCGTGTGCCACAATCGGGACTATGTATCCCACAAGCCTTACATCTCTTACCGTGTCATTGTCACTTCTATTGTATAAATCTTGTGTTCTGTTCCATGCGTCGTTTGCTCTGTTCCATAAATTTAACTTATCATGTTCAATATTGTTCATCCTCTGGTCTCTGGCAATCATATCATGATTATCCATTATTTCACACCAGTTCCCTCCATTACGACCTGGAACTTTATAATAAGCTCTTCCACCGTTTAAATGAAATGTTCCCATGTAATCTCCATTCTCAAGATACATGTGGAGATATCTAGGCATCCAAGTCTCAGAGAGATTTGCTCTTACAATCCAATCATAATTATTGTTGTTCCTATACCCTTTATCCCACCTGATATATGGGCTCAAATCAGGTCTTGGAGCAATTTCTTTAACTTTAGCATATGTTATTATTCCCGGATCTGTTTCAGTTGCAAGATCTGTTTTTTTCACTCTATTTTCAAGTTCATCATTTATTATTTTGTTATCTTCAACAAAATCTATTCTTTTAGGATATTCACTCCCTATCCATTGATTCAGTCCTAAGCTTGTTTTTTTCTGTGCTGGCATTTTTTTTTACCTCCTATTCTTTGTATTTTTCTCTATCTTCCCAATTTAAATTTAAACTATCCCACATGTCCCAAGTTTTATTGTATCTGTCGAACTCATCCCAGGTTATGTAGCTGTAAACTATTTTGTAGCCCAGATGAGCGGGCTTATTCAGTTCTATAAAATTGATGAAATTATTTAAATTGGGCGGAATCCCATATATACTTGTAAACTTTATGATAAAGTAATACTCGTTAAATACTTCAGTTACTTCAATCTCCCCATTTGTAAATATTCGGGCCTGCTCCTTCAAGTTGTCCGGGGAAAATATCCGTTTTGACAGCAGGCGGAACAGAATTCTCTCCCTTCTGTCCTGCAGGCTCAAACTTAAATCTGTTTCCAGGTTCATGAATTTTTCGTATTTCAGTACCTGCTCCTCATTAAAAAAGTTTAAAAATATAAACTCTCTGTATTTTTCAATATCATTTTTTATCTTTTGAGCCTCTGTTATTAAACTCTTTATTAGATCCACCTGCAGACTGTTCCTTGCAACTTTGGAAATTACTTTTATTTTACTGTTCATTAATAACAACTCCAGTCACTATTAATATTTCATTACTGTCTACTGTTATGTTTTTGCTATCGTTATTTATCAGAACTTTACAGTCTTCAACTCCATTAATGGATAAAACTATTTTTTCAACCCTGTTAATTGATAAAACTTCCTTGTTGTTTAAAGTGTATAGTGCCGAGTTATCCTTTATCATCTGCTTTATTTTCGAGCTGATTAAATCCGTTACGGTATTTAATTTTGTTCCCGGACTTAAAATAACGCTTACAGATATGGCTATGTTTTTACCGTCAAAACTTGTCACCGTAACATCTGCTCCAATTGGCCTTCCGTCAATCTGTTCTATCCTTCTTTTCACTTTCTGTATCAGCTCGTTATCGGCCAAAGTATTGTTGTAGTTTGAAATTCTGACTCTTACTGTTCCATTACCATTCCACAGCGGTTCAACTAACACTTTACCCACCCCATCTATTTCCTTTGCCCATTTTTCATAATCGTATATATTACCGCTATGTGCAGGTTTTAATATCCTTTCCTTTGCTCTTGATATTAAACTGTCATTAGGCTCTTTTTCATAGCCATTTGTGAAAGCTTTTTCATTAGTCACTGTGAAGATGTCGGCATTAGCTATTTCGAAATTCACTATCTCACCTATGGCACAGTTTCCAACCTCTCCTATCTGCAGACACTCCACTTCTGCGACTGCTTTTCCGTTAAAAGCTATAGTCGTGTCATAGAGCAGCTTATATTTTGTGCTGTCCGTTTTCAACACTATTGCTCCTGCAGATATTGTAGTGTCAGCTTTTCCGGTTATTGTTATCTCTCCTCTTGCCTTAGTCCCCTGCTTTCTCGTCACTCCAAAGAGCATCGCATGATAATCTATAAACTCGTCTTCTGTCGCCGTATCAATAAAAGTTTGATTGACCCAGTATTCCAGCGACTTATATATGTTCTCCGCTTCTATTCCGTAAGCACTCGCTATGTCGAAATTAAAAGACCCTTCTATTTTCGAAAAATTATTTTCTAGGTTGGCTAAAAAAGTATTTCTGGCTTCTATTTTATTCAACGTAGTTCACCTCGCTCTCCCCATAAATAGTAGATACATTAAAGGATACTTTTAAATGATTGTCATCACTGTTGTACTTTAATTCAAAATTATAGCAGTCCA